GTGTCACTATAAACCGGAAAGCCCTTTTCCATTTTCCCCAAAAATCGCTAAATAGTACAGCTAATGGTACGCCCTCAGATATTAGCAAGAGCTATATCTATTTTTGAAAAAAAGGGGTTGACATTTACAGATATTCTGGTATAATAGTAAATGTAAAGAGGAGATAACAAGAGGACAGCGAAAGCTGGATGGTTGCCACCGTAAAAGGCGTGTACCTTTATAAGTTAACACTGGCCAATAGTAACCCGTAACACGGGTCAACGTGCCGTGACTGTTTCAGGTGAAACAAGAGCGCGTCCCGCGTCTATGGTAGCAGCTCCAAATTGTTGTTTGGTAAAAGCCCCGGCGGTACTCAATCCGTCTGTCCACCCGGATAAAATGTGCGATACCGGGAAAGGGAAGTAGAGTCGTTGAAAATTACGACGAAATGCGCGCACTATGCAGGGATACTATATCCCCGCATAGGGTTACACCAAATTACAACATCAAAGGAGAAATTATTAACAAAAAAGATGTACAAGTATGCTGCTATGGCCGTAATTCCTGAATATGGGCAGGCAGATATTGACAAGAACGCAGCAATCGCAGATTTTATCGAGGATTTCATTAGCAAGCTGTAAAACAGCTTGCATCGGGTGACCAAATTCAAACAACAAAGGAGAAATAACTATGTATATTACAGGCAAAAAGGCGCGTTACTATGTCAATCAGTATGAGCGCATTTATATCCCGCTGACGCTTGACGATGTGTACAAGTCTTATAGCGTGGCAAAGCTTCACGCATGGGAATACTGCCAGCGTATGCGAGACAAAATGAATGGTAGACGCCTGACTGTACTTTCGCACAATTCTAATTTCTTCACCGCCGCTTTTGAGTACACGCACCCCGACACCGGTGCTCTCATGCTCCACGTCGAAACATACGCCAACAGTTACGATATGGAAATGTGAGGTGCAACATGAAACAGTGGAATTTCTGGCAAAATCTTCTGTTCGTCCTCACCTTGCTCGCATGGCTGATTTGTGCGAACGTAATAGCTAACCTTATCGTTCCGCCTATTTACTAAATAGGCGGGCATCGGGCAACACCCAAAAATTCAAACAACAAAGGAGAAAACAAAAATGAAGCGCATGATTACACGCACCATCGACCTGCACACCTACACCGTCCGCACCTTGAACGTGGAAACCGCCGAAGTCCGTGATATCGACTACACAATCGGCACCCACTACGCAGACGCCAAAGTCCTCGCAGAACTCCGCTCACAGCACGAAACCGACACTCTCAAGCTTGTCGCCATCGTCAACCACACCACGGAAACCCGTCTGTACGGCATGGACGAACAGACCTTTATCAATCTCGCCACCGTTTTGCCGCCCCGCGGCAAAGCCGAAAACGCGCCGGAATAATCCGCTGCATCGGGCAATATGCCAAATACAATAAAAGGAGAAAACAAAAATGAAAGAGTTAGATTTTAACATGGAAAACAGCGTGAAGGTGCTTAAAGCTATGGAACGAGGGCTTGTGGCAGAGTATGCACGGGATGCTGTTCGCGCCATAAACACTGGCGGGCAGCCTGACAGTAAGCTGGAGGGTATGACAATGGCATCACATATGTTTGTCGATATCCTCACCAAAGAAACAGATTTTCGCGAAGCTATTGATTTCCTATCCAAGCAAGGCGTAACCATCGAATGATGGTTACACATCGGGCACCATGCCAAATACAACAAAAGGAGAAAACGAACAACATGATAGACGTAACACGCTTCACCGAACCTGAACTTCTCAAACTAAAAGAACTCACCGACAATTCGCGCTCTGCTCTCCATCGTCTTTGTTCATCCAGGAAAGTCTGCGCTGGTTGTCAGTGGCGTAACCTCTGCATCTATTACCGCGACCTATGGCTCATCGCGCACAAGGAACTGAAAAGGAGGGGTGAATAATGCGTTATCTGGTAGACGAAATGCCGCATGAACCCATCGACTGCCCGTTCTGCGAACCAAAGCTATACAAAAACGAGTATATCTGTGCCAAAACAGGTGGTCTATGTGGTCGCTTCACAGAATGTCCATTCCCTGTCGAAACACCGTATTCCTGCGATGGACTTGTCTCCGTGCCTGGCCTAATCACACGCCCAGAACTACGCGAAGCATTAGCCGAAGCAGTAAGTCGGTCTTAGCTATGCAAGGAGGAGTCCATAGTGAAGCAGAAAGTAGTCACTAAAGTGCAATGTTATCGTTGCGGCCAGTGGCACCGTTTAGCTAAATTGCGGATATTTCATTTATGGCTTGACGATGCAGAATTTTGGCAATGTGGCGGGTGTCTTGCTTCTAATAGTCTCGCTGAAAGCAAGCACTGGACTTATGTAAAATATTACCCGGAAAGACATACATAAAATTTGCACATTGTTAAAATTTTCACACTCGGTTACAAATTCCCAAATTTTCAAATTCCCTATTGACACCAACTCCATTCTATGATACAATATCATTGCCGAAAGGTTAGTGTGTCATCTCATTTCCCCTCATTTGCCGGGTTTAACCGCCCGGCACACCGGGAAGGCCGTTCCTTCGCAGGAGTTCAACTCTCCTGTTCCCGAAAATCAACAAAACCAACACAACGAAAGGAGAACAAACAAATGGCTAAGACCCCCATGATTACCCGCACCATTCAGACCACGGAGGTGAACGTTCTGTGCATGGACATCAAGCAGGGCGAACCCTTCAACACCACTGTGACCCTCCCACGTACCTACAAGGACAACGCCGCCATGCTCAAGGCTGCTGCCGCTGTCATCGACAATGAGGATACCAAGGCTGTCCACATTGTGGCGTCCGAGGTCAAGGAAACCCTGTACGGCATGAAGGAAACTGACTTCATCGCCAATGCGGACATTCTGCCCGCCCGCACCGCCAAGGAGCATGAGTAAGGCTTGTCTCGAATGCCCTATCAGAGAAATCTGTATACAGGCGTTACTCAATAAGCGTTGCCCCATCAAAACATTCAACAAGAAAAACAACAAAAAGGAGAACAGAAAATGAGCAAGACTATCACCATCACTGTATTTTCCAAGCAGCGCACCGCCAATGACGGCAAGAAGTTCAAGACCTATTTCACCACCATGCCCGGTGACGAGAAGGCTATCAAGGTCAAGTTCCGCGAAGCTTGTGGCGCTCCTGAGTGCCCTGCCAACATCGACCTCATTCAGGGGCAGTGCAACATCTCCAAGGAGACTTACACTGACGTGGTAACTGGCGAGGTCAAGACTGTTCCTGTTCTGTGGGTGTCTGATTACACCATGAGCAAGGACGTTTACCGCGACACAAGCATGGACAAGTATTTCTAATCCATTCAGACCAACAGAAAAGGGAGCCTAATCACTTAGGCTCCCTTTCTTATCAAGAAGGAGGATGACGAGATGGCAAAACGTAACGAAGCTGAGAAGTTACGCCGACAAATCAAAGCACTTCAAAAGCGAGGTTATATGTTCCCGAAGGGCTACGCACCGACACCCGGCGCAAACCTATATGAAGCAGCATTTTATATCGACCAGTCAACCCCAACACCACACGCAATTACAGGCGTGGAACGCCGCGCACAAGAGCGCAGCATAGCTGCACGAAAAGCAGCAGAAACCAGACGCAGGAGAGCACTAATTACCGAACCAGAAACAACTCAGGGCTTGCCAACTGATTTAGGCAAAGTTCTCACAGAAATTCAGCGAAAAATAGACGAATGGCAACCCCTCACTGAATGGGTAAATCCCAACACCAAAGGTGAGACATATGAGAATAGTGCATTCACAAAACTAAAGACAAGAGATAAGAACAAACTGAAAGCAATGCTTGATATGGCTATCGCGCAGGAAGGAGCACAAACCGTAGCTGCGCGTCTTGAAGCAAACGCAGAGATGGCAAATATGTTAGCCACTCAAATTTTGTACGGTGGCTCCGGTGACAAAACAGATTTTAACTATATGCAAGGTGAACTTGCCGGCTTTGCTCAGATAATATTAGGTCGTAACCTCTCCACGCATGAGAGCATAGACCTCGAGCAACAAATCGAAAGCTTCATGCCAGCCTAACCATTATGAAGAAACGCACCAACCGAGTATTTGTAGGGGACTTTGAAACAACAGTATACAAAGGGCAAGTGAATACAGAGGTTTGGGCGTCTGCTTGTGTAGAAATTGGCACCGAAGATGTACAAATCTTTCACAGTATCCACGAACAATTTGAATACTTTGTCTCCCTTGATTGTAACATTCTATGCTACTACCACAACCTAAAATTTGACGGCTCTTTCTGGCTTTCATATCTACTACTTGACCGAAAGTTTACGCAATCAACAGAGAAGCTTGCAGACGATACAGTTAAAATGCATCAAGCAAAAGATATGTGCAACGGAGAGATAGCCTATGCAATATCAGCCATGGGTCAATGGTATCGTATCCTAATCAAAACACATGACCACATCATAGAAATAAGAGACAGCCTTAAACTTCTCCCCTTTAGCGTAAAGCGAATAGGCGAAAGCTTTGGCACAAAACATAAGAAACTTGACATGGAATATACCGGGCTACGGTACGCCGGTTGCCCAATCACACCAGAAGAACAACAGTACATAGCAAATGACGTTCTTGTAGTAAAAGAAGCCCTTGAAATTATGTTTGCAGAGGGGCACGACAAGTTGACCATAGGAAGTTGCTGCCTTTCAGAGTACAAGAAATCCGTAGGCACAAAAACCTACAAGGGAATGTTTCCTAACCTATACGAAATACCGATAGACAAAGACCTATACGGCTCCCCAACAGCAGGAGACTACATCAAGCATTCCTATCACGGAGGTTGGTGCTACCTTGTGAAAGGTAAAGAGAAGCAAATAAAACACAACGGCACCACGGCAGATGTAAACAGTTTATACCCATCAATGATGTCCAGTGAAAGTGGAAACTGGTATCCATTCAAAGAGCCAACGTTTTGGAAGGGAGACTATATCCCACTCGAAGCAATGGAATTAGGTAAGTATTACTTTGTTCGCTTCACCACACGCTTTTATATTAGACCAAACAAACTACCTTTCATACAAATCAAAAACACGTTCAGATATCGAGCAACTGAAATGCTCGAAACAAGCGATGTACTCAACGAAGAAACCGGAGAATACTGCAAGGAGATAATCAATCTCAATCACGAAGTCGTGCCGACAACAGTAACTCTCACAATGACCATGACAGATTTCAAACTATTCAAGGAGCACTATGAGCTGGTAGACTTCGAGATACTTGACGGTTGTTATTTCAATGCAGCGTTTGGCATATTTGACGAATACATTAACAAGTACAAGGAAATTAAATTGCGCTCCAAAGGAGCACAACGAGAACTGGCAAAGTTGTTTCTCAACAACCTATACGGTAAGATGGCATCTTCCACATCATCCAGTTTCAAGGTAGCATACGATAAAGGCAATGGCGTTTTAGGTTTTTACACCCAACCAGAGAATGACAAACTTCCCGGTTTCATAGCTGTTGGCTCTGCTATTACTTCATACGCCCGCAACTTTACCATTCGCGCAGCCCAAGCCAATTACTACGGCCCAGACAAACCCGGTTTCATTTACGCTGACACTGACAGCATACATTGTGACCTTCCGCCAGAAGAAATAAAAGGGATAACTGTACACCCTAAAAATTTCTGCTGCTGGAAACTGGAAAGCTGTTGGGATACCGGATGGTTTGTCCGACAAAAGACGTACATTGAACACGTTACCCATGAAGACTGTGAGCCAATTGACACTCCATATTATAATGTACGTTGCGCTGGAATGCCTGAAAGCTGTAAGAAACTATTTCTTAAATCTATTGAGGGATGGAGTGACGAGGAAAAAGAAACGATGACAGACCCAGAAAAACAATTCCTTTATGAGGACAAAGAGTACACTAAACCAATCAGGCGAACAATAGAAGACTTTACAATAGGTCTTAGTGTTCCCGGAAAATTACTGCCAAAGCGCATACCCGGCGGTGTGCTGTTGGTAGATACAGACTATAAAATGAGGTAATGAAATGACTGAGAAAGATAAACAAGAACTATTACAACAGCTTGATAGGTGTAAAGCTACACTTGATGTAGTCACGACATTCGGTGACAATCGATTTTGTGGCTTCGACTGTATGCTTGATTGCCAATCGTGTTATAAAGGGGCAACTTCAACGATTGACATGATAATAAGTATGGTAAAGGAGAAAATGTAATGGATATGGTTAATACGCCTTGTGATATGTGCAAAGGCTGCATAACTCCTAAAATGATGGAAAAGCTTGACCCTTACGAAAGTGAGTATTATTTTTCTTGCTCTGATTGCGCTTGTTATCATTGTGAAGATTTGCATAATTGTACTGGGCAATGCTATTTTGGAAAGGAGAAAATGTGATGGACGCTGTAACTTTTATTAAGCAACGAAACAGAATGTGCAAAACTAATGTTTCTTGTTTTGGTTGTCCGGCACACACTCTGGGTGCCAGTAACAGTTGCAAGTTTGCAATGGAAAATTGGTTATCTCCTGAACAACAAATACAAATAGTTGAGGAATGGTCTGCCGCGCATCCACTCAAGACACGACAGAGCGTGTTTATGGAGCAGTGGCCTGATGTATACCTTGACGGAAACAGAGTTATATCGGTGTCCCCCTGTACGTTGAGCAAAGAGTATCGAGACATGGATTGTGACTTAAGGGACTGCGCTGAGTGCCGTAAAGAGTTCTGGATGAAGGAGGTAGAGTGATGGTTAACTACACCAGAAGTAATGCAACAGGTCGCCCCTTCAACGGCTACACTTGCCCCTCCTGCTGCAACCAAACCTTTGAACTCATTAGTTATCCTTCTCGCTACGCTTTCGGCCCCGATTGCTGCGGTGTACTTATCTGCGCCAACTGCGGACGCTACGTCAAAATGATGACTGACAGCGAGTGCCAGCAATTCAACCACACATGAGAAATCCAGCCCTAACAATGGAACAGATACGCCGTGCCCGTAAGACAAAAACCTGTCCATATTCAACCTCATGTTTCGAGTGCCCCATGCCGGACTGTTCCATAACATCACAACTATCTCAAGTAGTAAACCAAACACCACTCGAACAGGAAGAACGAGCCAACCATTCATACCGTGGCAAAATGAAAGACCGATAGGGAAAACCTATCGGTCTTTCTCTATCTGTAACTGTTGATGCTACAAAGCGGTAAGCTGTCCGACTGCACAACCGGCGGTCTATTCCACCCGTGCTTCCCGGTGTACACAATGTAGCTGACAACAGCAGATAGCGTCAATAAGATAACGCTTTCAGGATTGCTTCCTTGCACTTCAAATCCTTAAACCTAAAGCAACCCTTTTCAAAATAGTATCTCATGCTATCAAGGAACCAGCTATTCCTTTTCAGCATAACATAGTTGATGTCGTGGTCTTCCGTGGTAACTGTAATTCTACTCGGGTACGAACTATCTGGTCTATCGTCGCAGTAAATCACGCCAGCGTCCGCATACTGTCTCACAGCGTAGTCAGTATTCTTATACCTAATAGTAGCCAGATATTCTCCAGCCCCTTTAGGCTTTTCAATGAACGCTTTGTTATCATTCAAGTACACGCACTCACTTGAATAAGCCATGTACTCATTCTTAGCAAACGCCTGATTGAAGCCGCTTTCCTTCTGTGCTCTGCTTGCACTATCTACATAGCCCTGTTCCATTACAAAGCCAACGCCACGCAGGAATTTAGTATCATCTCTCAGCCTTGAGGAAATACCCATCTCCGTATAGTAAGGATTGATGATGCTCACCGGGTTACTAAGCATGAACACAGGCACATACCGTGTCTGTTCGCCCTGACCTCTGGCAATACTTGTATGCACAGATAAGAACTTTCTTATTTCATCGGGGCAGTAGTGGTTAGTTTCACTCTGAAATTCATCGAACAGTATCCGTTTTACGTCACTGAATATATGACTATACTTCTTTATCTGGTCGGCACTATTCAGCGCAAGTGCATACCCGCACCCTTCGCCGTCCAGATACAGTTCATGGAAAATCCCTCCGGCCTTAGACTTACTCGTCATTTCCATATCAGGAAAGAACAGCGTTCTAATATCCTTAAAGAATTTCTCCGCACAGTCATCCATCTCATACTTATACCGATAAAGCAACGCAAACTTCTCATGTTTATCCTTCCACCTGTTCACGCAAAGTCTGCCAAAGTATGTAGTTTTACCGCCTGTTCTGTTAGTCGTACAAATGTAAATTTCTGGCTTGTTTCCATTGATGTCCATTAGGGACAGCAGCTTAGTTCCATCGTAATATTGAGGTTTCATAAAATTCCCTCCCACTAAATTTTACCATACCCCTTGACAAATGTCAATAGATATGTTATATTTATTATAGAAAATTTCGGAAAGGAGATTGTCATGGACGCTAACACTATCACCACCCTCATTACCTCTGTTGGCTTTCCCATCGTTGTCTGTTTGATTTGCTTTTGGTACATCAACAAAATGCAGGAAACGCACAAAGAGGAAACGCATGAGCTGTCCGAAGCTTTGAATAACAACACCATCGTAATGCAGAAGCTTGTGGACAAACTGGATAAGGGGGAACTGTAAAATGAAAATCATCGAACCCCAGTATGTTTGGAATGGTGAACTCACCAAACGAACACGGCCCATCTATCGCATTATCCTGCACCACGCAGCGGCTTCACATTGCTCTGCTGCTCAGGTGCATAGCTGGCACAAAGCCCGTGGCTGGGTAGGCATCGGCTATCACTTCTTCATCACCAAGGATGGTGACATTTACCGTGGCCGCCCCATCGATTGTATCGGTGCCCACGCTGGTGGATACAACCTCGACAGTATCGGTATCTGTTTTGAGGGAAACTTTGAAAACGAAGTCATGCAGAATGCACAGGAGGAAGCGGGCCGTGAACTTGTCAAGTCGCTTACCTCTTACTACAAAACTATCAAGGTTATTCAGAAACATTGTGACGTAAACGCAACGGCTTGTCCGGGAAAGAATTTCCCGTTCGACTATATTGCGCATGGCATTGTGCCGGATAGAGACCCGAAGGAGGAAACTGTGTACGGTATTGAAGTCGCAGAGATTGCACGAGGGGCAACAGGCCCGGACGTACTGATTTTGCAGAAAATGCTAATCGGCAACGGGTTCTCTTGTGGTCGCACCAAAGCTGACGGTCAGTTCGGACGCAACACGGAACAGGCAGTTAGAGACTTCCAGAAGTCCCGCAGCATCTTAGTCGACGGCATTGCTGGCAAGCAAACGTGGTACAAACTATTCTTAAAGGAGGACACCCATGGCAGTTAAGAAAATCGATGAAATCATGGCGGCTGTGCGTGCCCGCATTGGAGAGGATACTTCTGACGAAGCCCTTTCTTTCGTGGAAGATATCCACGACACCCTGAACTCTCTGTCTTCTCCTGACAATGAAAATTGGAAGCAGAAGTACGAGCAGAACGATGCAGAGTGGCGGGCAAAGTACAAGGAAAGATTTTTCAATCCTGACAAGCCTGCTGACCCTGACCCCGAGCCGCAGCCTGACCCGGCTGAAAAGCTCACATTTGACAAACTTTTTGAACAAGGAGGAAACTAACAATGGCAAAACGTATCGCAGTTTCTACGCTGAACGCCAGCACGATTGATATTCTGAATACCATTCGTGCCAACGCCAGCGCAGAGTATCAGGACAGTGTTCCTGCTGTTGCTAAAGAAACCGACATTCCCAAGGTGGGCGAGGTACTCTATGGTTATCCCGCTCTGGCTAACCAGTTCCTTTCTTCTCTGGTTAACCGTATCGCGCTGGTGCGCATCAAGAGCGCGGTGTTCAACAACGCCTATGCTCAGCTGAAGAAGGGCTATCTCGAGTTCGGCGAGACTGTTGAGGAAGTGTTCGTCAACATCTGCAAGGCTCGTGAGTTCTCTGCTGAGAAGGCTGAGAGCCGTGAACTGAAGCGTTCTCTCCCCGATGTACGCACCGCTTTCCACGCGATGAACTATCGCGTACAGTATCCTATCACCGTTCAGGACGAAGACCTCCGCATGGCTTTCATGTCTGCCGAGGGCGTGACCGACCTGATTGCCCGCATCGTGGACAGCGTGTTCACCGCCGCCGAGTACGACGAGTATCTGCTGTTCAAGTATCTGCTTATAAAGGCTATCTCTCATGGCAAGATTTATCCCAAGGCGTTTGACGCTGCTGACATGAAGAATGCCGCCAAGGCGTTCCGTGGCATGAGCAACAAGCTGACCTTTATGAGCACTGAGTACAACAACTCCGGTGTTCACACTACCACTCCCCGCGATGACCAGTTTATCTTTATGGACAGCGAGTTCAATGCGGCCTATGACGTGGACGTTCTGGCTGCTGCGTTCAACATGGATAGAGCGACCTTTACCGGCCACCTCATTCTGGTTGACGATTGGACTACCTTCGACAATGACCGGTTCTCCGTGATTGTCGATGCCAGCGACCAGCTGGAGCCTGTTACCACTGATGAACTGACCCTGATGGCAAACGTCAAGGCTGTCATCGCTGACCGCGAGTGGTTCCAGGTATACGACAATCAGGCCAAGATGACCGAGAAATACGTTGCGTCCGGCGAGTATTGGAACTACTTTTACAACGTGTGGAAGACCGTTTCCAGTTCTCCCTTCTCTAACGCTATCGTGTTCGTTGATGATGCTGTTGCTATCGCGGCCCCTGCGAAGTTCAACGCTGAAATCCTGAGCATTGACAAGAGCGAGGAAGGTACGGTTATCACTATGACCCCGGCTTTGGATACCGCTGCCATCAACAACTACAACTATAAGTTCATCCAGACGGGCGACATGGTTGCCCAGAAGATTGCCGTTCATCCTTACGGTGCGTTTATCTTCTCTCCCAACGCTGCGAACTGCAAGATTGAATGCGAGTTGGGCGGCGCGACCTACAGCACCGCTGCCGTGTTCGATTACGCTGCTGCCACTGTGGGCCAGCTGGTGGAACTGGTAAAGGGTTAAACCAATAGGGAGAGGGTTCACGCCCTCTCCCTCTCCAAGGAGGAAAAGATATGAAAGTATTTCCTGATGGAAGACTGTATATCATAAGCGGTTGCCCTTGCGACCCGGACTATGAGCACACCCTTTACTGGCCTAATAAGGAAGGGCAACACGCCTATTTCCTCACAAAGGCTAAGTATCGTGTGGACAACATGAGTTACCAGAGGGCAAAGCGCGGTAGGGTAAGAGTTCAGTACAAGGTTGAAGACCTGTACGACTGTAACTATATTGCTTTCCAGAACAGTTCGTTTGGAAACAAATGGTTCTATGCTTTCATTGATGATGTTACCTATGTGAATAATATCACCAGTGAAATTAGTTATACCATTGACGTTATCCAAACGTGGATTACTGAGATGGATTTGCAACAGTGCTTTGTGCTTCGTGAACACGCTGCAACCGATAACGTTGGCGATAACCTTTTGCCAGAAGATGTTGACACTGGCGAGATGGTCGCAATGACGACATGGCAGCCCGTTATACCCAACAGCCCAATGAAAATAGTAGCTTGCCAAACAACTAATCCCGATGGCAGCGCTGTTATAGACGGGACGTTTTATGGCAACACCTATGCTCAAGCTGTTTTCCTCAAATATGACGCTACATCCGAAGGATATAGTCAGCTAACACAGTTTCTCAGAAATAGTGGTGTACTTGACAATCGACAAGTGCTTACCTCAATTTTCATGTGCCCTGAAAGTTTGCTGATTGAGGGAACGGCAACGCCTAAATCCATAGGAGCCGTTAATAATTACTTACTTCCTGTTGCAACAGGACTTAAACGAAGCAATGGAAGTGCTGTAAAAAATAAGAAACTGAACACATTTCCTTACACCTATTTGAATGTGACCAATTTGTCTGGACAAGTTGAAAATTATGCCTATGAATACTTTTCCTCATGGGGTGGCGAAGACCATAAGCCAAGATTTGGTCTTTCCAAAAGTTATGGCCGTGTCCTTAGCCTAACCCTTATGCCCTCTGGCTATAAGCAAGGGCTTTCATTAGGCATCAATTTCAATCACTGCCTGACATACGATAGCTTCCCCGAATGTGCGTGGTGTACTGACCAGTTTGGAAACAGACTGTTGATGGCTGGCGTATCCGCTGGTATTGGTGCTTTAGCTGGTGGGCTTACTGGCGGCGCAGCTGGTGCCGTAATAGGTGGTTTAACCGGTGCTATGCAAGGTTACATGAGCGGCGGAACTGGGGCGGCAAGCGCTGGTAACGTCCCATACAACATGTCTGCACCCGTAGGTGAGCGAGAAGACTTAGGCGGTAAGCGCGTACAAGGTGGCCCAGCAAATGAACGGTATGCAAGGTTTGGAGAGGGCGAGTTAAGAACTGCTTTGGCTCTTGCTCAAACTCCGGTTAAACCACTAAACCCTGTCATTCATGCTGGTAGCGGAAACGACCTGTTCAACAGCGGTAACTGGGGTTTCTACTACGCACAAATGCAGCCGCTTCCTGAGTACATCGACCGCATTGATGACTACTTCTCCCGTTACGGTTACACCACCAACAAGTTAAAAGTTCCCAACATTTCTTCCAGACCTCAGTGGAACTTTGTCAAAACCGCAGACTGTAAAATCGGCGGCTCTATCCCCTGCACAGACGAAGCGGAAATTTGTAGCATTTTCAACAAGGGCGTAACCTTCTGGAAACACCCCGAAAATGTTTGCAACTATTCCCTCGACAATAGTCCGACATAAGGAGGACAACATGGCAAGACGTAAAACAAATTTCTGGGAAAGCGCTGTTATGAACAACGCTACCTATATCCAATACTACAACCGTCTCATTGAACTCTCCATTGCTATGTTCGACTGGACAGGTCTTCCCGACACGATTGACCCTCGGTTCCTTGAACTCACCTTGTTCAAGTATGGTCAAGCTGTGTTCTTCGAGGATGAAGTGATGGGCTATCTCGCTCTCACCAACGCTGTTCAGGGCGGCTTTGACGTATACGGATACCCGGTAGCGTCCCGCGCTTATTCCCCGTACAACAATTATCAGAAAAACCTAACCCTTGATGACAGTGTCATCATATACAATAACTATCTACGCACACCTTCTTCTCTGGACGTTGAAGTTTTCGCCAAGCGTCTGTACAATCTCGACCGAGTGATTGACGTAAACGCCAACGCGCAGAAAACCCCTGTCCTTATCAAGTGTGCTGAAACGCAGCGGCTTACCATGAAAAACCTGTACAAAGAATTTGATGGTAACAGCCCTGTTATCTTTGGTGACAATGGTTTGAACGACGCGAACTTTACCGTTCTCTCCACGGAAGCCCCGTATGTTGCGGACAGAATTTACCAGTTGAAAACGCAGATTTGGAATGAAGCCCTAACCTATCTGGGTATCTCCAATATCAACGTACAGAAGAAGGAACGTCTCATTACGGATGAAGTCTCCCGCAACATGGGTGGCGTCATTGCTTCCCGTTATTCCCGCCTTAACGCTCGACAGAACGCTTGTGAGAAAATCAACAAGATGTTTGGTCTGAATGTATGGTGTGAATACCGCGATGATTATCGCGAACTGGACGAGGAACTGGAAGACGTTAACGAGGACGATGACGAGCAGGAGCCGGAGGTGAAAGAGAATGAGTAAGTACACGACCGAGGTTCGCTTCATTTGTGAAAATGCTGCCGGCCTTATCGAGTCTCTGGGCGAAGGGGCTATCGAAGATATCATCACGAAGGCTGCCCCCAAAGTGTTTAACTTCGACTTCCCCATCTTCGATGAAGCTTACAGACTGACACTCGAAAAGCAGATACTCCGCGCATATTACACGCGAGAGATTTGCGAGGAAACTGTTGGCTTGTGGAAACTTCGCCTAAACTCTCGTCTCAACCTCATTATGCCGAAGTACAATCAGCTTTACGAAAGCGCACGTTTGCAGTTCAACCCCATGTATGATGTAGACTACAAGCGCTTTGGCAGCAACAGTGGGCAGGGACAGAGCAGCGGTTCGTCTCAGGCTCAGAATATGCACAGTGACACACCTCAGAATGGTTTGTCTTCTGTGCTGTCCGGCGAATATCTGACTGACGCTGACGTATCCGATAACAACAGCAACAGCCAGTCCTCGAATAGTGGGCAGTTCGAAGAAACGATACAAGGCAAAACTGCCGGGAGTTCGTATTCCCGTCTGTTGAAAGAATATCGACAGACGTTTTTGAATATTGACAACATGGTAGTAAACGAGTTGAATGACCTTTTCATGGGTCTATGGTAAGGAGGTACTATGGCTGATTACAACCCCAATTATTGGCCGTGGTCACAGAAGGTCTTACCCCTGACGTATGATGAAAGTCTCAGCTACTATGAGGTACTGTGTAAGCTGAGAGACTACATAAACGAAATGGGTAAGCGGCTGGACAACTACGGAGAACAGGTACTTGCTGCAAGCAAAGCGTATACTGATGGTGAAATTGCGAAAAGTATCCGACAGTACAATCAGGCTTTGGAGCAGCTGACCAGCGACTATAACCAGTTCGTGGACAACGTAACAGGCGCGTTGCAAGGTTTCCAGAACCAGATGGACACCAACTTCCAGCGGCAAGACAACGAGATTGCTGGTGGTCGTGCGTACACGGATACGAAGATTGCACAAAATAATGAGTGGCTGCTTGAGCAGATTAGCCATCAGCTTATCAGCGTTACTGTGCTCAACCCGTTTACCGGTGAGCGTGTGTCTATTCAGGACATGATTGACTATCTGTCCGTACTGCACATGACCGAAGCCATCGATGTGGATGGCATTGTCACCGCGAACAGAACTGTCAACAAGGTTATCTCTTACAACGCCACCTGTACGCAGTTGGTGAACAACGGTAAGAATATCTTTGCTCAGGCATAAGGAGGATTGATTATGTATGTTGACGAGTGGCTGACGGAAGTTAACGAGATTGAGTTTGTTGGTGCAAGTCTGGAAAGCTGCAATCAGCTTATCAACTATTGCCAGCAAAACCAGATACCGTATTCCGCGCAGATTGATTACAATGCTAACGGCATGAAGTATACCCTGACTGCCAAGGCTAACAATGAAGTCGCTTATGTAATGATAAGAGACTACAAAAATCGTGGAGGTAACTAAGCATGAAAACTACAACTAACTATGGGTACAAGCAGTATGAGGGCAGCGATATCTTTAACCCGCTGACCGTTGAAGCGCAGAACATTCAGAGCATCGACAGCAATATGGGCAAGAACAGGGACGCAGCTGTGCAGCTGGCTACGGAGGTTAAAAGCGGAACGGTTCACGCTATTACCCGGAGTACGCCGAGTGCGTCTGTCATTCGGTTCGTGGCGACCAGCGATTGGGCACAGGGTGATACCTGTACCGTGGATGGTATTCAGGTGTCTACGCTACTGCCGACCGGTGAGACGCTGCCGGGTGGCGCGTGGAAGATTAACAGTAATGTGCTGGCTGTGCTGACTGGTACGCTGCTGACAGTGTTCACCACGGCTCCGGCTGGTGGCGGTACGGAGATTGATGCAGACACGTTGCAGGGGCATGATGCGGCGTATTTTATGAGCAGAGAGGACGGTGCGCTCAAGAGTATTGGTAGCACCGTACTGCTGAATAATGGCAACTGGACGCCGAGTGGGAGTACATATGTGCAGACCGTAGCGGTCGGCGGCGTGACTGCTGAGAGCAATGTTGTGACCAGCCCCAGTGCTACGGGGTGGGCGAAGTCTCAGGAGAATAATGTGCGGTGTACTGCACAGGCGAATGGTACGCTGACGTTTACCGCTGACAGTATTCCTGACGCGAGTATCTACTTCAACGTGATTATCATTGGCTAAGTAGCTTTCGTCGTGTTAGTGGGTGGGCGGTGTCTATTGGGCATGAGTGCTACGACAGCCGGGTGCGGGTTTTCCGTGGGTAAGAATTTGGAAAGGAGTATTACAACATGATTGTTAATGCTGGATATAGAGGTAAGGTTGGTGCGGGTGCGCCGAAGTTTACCTATACAGGGCAGTATAATATTCGTAAAGACGGTGTGGTGGAGTTGCTGACGAGTGGCACCATTGTGTTTCTTGAGCCGAAGGTCATTGACGTGTTTATGGTTGGTGGCGGAGGTGGTGGGGCAAGTGCTTGGGCACATACTGATACACACCGTAATGGTTATTCGGGAGGTGGCGGAGGTTACACCAGAACAATTAAGCGCGTATCTGCCCAAAATAATCAAAATATTGTCGTTACTATTGGAGCAGGAGGTTCCGCGGAAAGTGACGGCAACAGTACAGCCTTTAACAACTACGCAGTAAACGGCGGCAAGGGTGCTAAAACAAGCACGAGTTATACGTTACCCTATGGTGGAGCAGGTGGCTCGGGCGGCGGCGGCGGTGTCAACTCTAATTCTGACTACGGCACGGGAGGAAACAATGGCGCAAACGGCGAAACAGGATACCCCGATACAATTAAAGGCGGGGCAGGCCAGGGTTTTACCACCAGAGAATTTGGAGAACCAACCGCCAAACTATACGCTGGCGGCGGTGGCGGCGGTCGCTACATGGTTAGTTCTGCGCCAATAGTTTCAATGGGTGGAACTGGCGGCGGTGGTTCCGGTGCCTGGTGTGGTTCAGCTGTCCAAGGGTCACAAGCCGCTGGTGCCGGTGGAGCTAATACTGGCGGCGGTGGTGGTGGCGGTGCTCTTTATTCGGAGCAGTTATACCAAGACGGCGCTTCTGGTGGTTCCGGTATCGTTTGTTTCCGTGACGCTGCGCCGTTGCCTGAGTTGGCGGGGACGTGGGTGCTGAATGAGAGGTTGTATGCGCCGGAGAAGGATTTTGACGAAATAACTGGCTATCGGTTTAAAGTTGGAACAATAGAATGCACCAGGATTAGAACATCCAATCTCACACATCTAAGTGCATTTAAAGTTTTTTCCGGTGATACTGTAGATATATATACTTTTAGCACCAACACATGGCGCACCACGGCTAGAAATCTAACCTTCCCCGCTGGTGCAACCGCTTCCGACGAGTTCCGCAGATGGCTGGCGAGTAACGCGACAAAACAGTAAGCTGAATAATTGGCTAAGGAGTGAGGGCGAAAGCCCTCGCTCTTTTTTATCTGCAAGCAGCAAAATCTATGGCATGAATTAACGGCGCGAGGGCGAAGCCCGAGTTTCCAAATGTTGAGCCGTAGGCTCAACCGCCCGAGCGAAGCGAGGGCGCACCGCAGGTTGAAACAATTAAATAATCGTTTAATTGTTATTTTATTAACAAATGCAAGAAATCTTGCATTTTATAAATTTTGCAAGAAATCTTGCATTTTTATTTTTACTAATAAAATGATGCAGGTTTGGCACAAACGAGCGGAGCGAGTTTTCCAATGTCAAACCGTCAGGTTTGACCGTGAGCGAGCGAAGCGAGGGAGCGCACCGGCTGCTATCATTTTGCAATTTTTTCAGAAAATGGAAAGGGCCTTTCCGGTTTATAGTGACAC